TGATATATTAAAACCCTTAAGGAGTACTGTAATGTCAGAAAAGGATATTCAAGAAACTGTAGAACAGATTGATGAGCAAGAATCATCAGCTGCAGCTACAATGAAACCTAATGGGAAGGCATCAAAGACAGAACTTCTTGCAACTATGATGAGAGTCGTAGGTGGCATGAAGAAAGATGATCTGTCTGCTTTCCTTGATAAAACACTTGCACAGGTTGGTAAAGAAGATGAATCAGTTCCTGATACATCTGCTAAAAACCAAGCATCGATTTCTGCTAAAGCAGCAGGTAAACCACAACCTGAAGCTGCACAGCCATACGCTTCTGTAAAAGAAGATATGGATGACATCTTTGCTGATCAAGAAGATCTGTCTGAAGATTTCAAAATTCGTGCAACTACTTTGTTTGAAGCCGCAATTACTAATCGTGTTGCTTTAGAAAAAGCTGCGTTGGAAGAGCAAGTTGAACAACAAGTTGAAGAACAAGTTATGTCCATGGTTGATGACCTGAATGAAAAGGTCGAAACCTATATTGACTATGTTGCTGAAAAATGGATGGAAGAAAACAAACTGGCAATCGAAACTGATTACCGTTCAGAAGTTACTGAAAACTTCATCCAAGGTTTGAAAGGCCTATTTGAAGAAAGTTATATTGAAATTCCAGAAGAGAAACGTGATCTTGTCGATGAGTTGCAAGAACAAGTTGCTTCAATGCAAGAATCTCTGGAATCAATCGAATCTGAAAATGTACGTTTGAATTCCTTGATTAACGAAGCTCGAATTGAAGCTGCATTCGACGATGTCGCCGAAGGCTTGGCGGATACTCAAATTGAAAAACTTCGTACTCTTGCAGAAGGTATGAGTTTTGAAAATGCTGAGGATTACCGTGAAAAGTTGGATATTGTGAAACATCAATATTTCAATGAGTCTAAAAGCGAAAAGCAATCTTCAACTGGTTTGATTGATGAAGAAACCAATGTAGGTTCAAATGATGACCTCTCTGAGGAAGCCGTTGTACCTGCTGAGATGAAGCATTATTTCCAAGCAATTTCTAAAACCGTTAAAAAATAACTTTTTATAAATAGAGTTAAACCCTAAGGAGAAAATAAAAATGGATTTAAACGAACAAATTCAAAACAAGTGGAAATCAGTGGTTGATCATCCGGATCTTCCTCAAATTTCCGATACCCATAGACGCAACGTTACAGCTATGGTTTTGGAAAATACCGAACGTGCTCTGCGTGAAAGTGCAGAAATCGGTGTAAACCAAAGCTTGTTGAACGAAGCACCAACTAACGCAGTTGGCGCTGGTATGGGTACAACTGCTGGTGAAATCAAAGGTTTCGATCCTATTCTGATTTCATTGGTACGCCGTGCATTGCCTAACTTGATGGCGTATGACGTATGTGGTGTTCAGCCAATGTCAGGTCCTACTGGTCTGATCTTTGCTATGCGCTCACGTTATGCATCACAAACTGGTGACGAAGCATTCTATAACGAAGCTGATACTGAGTTTTCAACTGTTGTTGATGGTGCTAACACCATTGGTGACAAACACGTTGGTACTTCTTTCGACTCTGATGTTGATGGCGATCTTGCTGCTAATGGTGTTTACAACTATGCACAAGGTATGTCAACTGCTCAGTCTGAAGCACTTGGTGAAACAGGTAACGTTGCTTTTGGCGAAATGGCATTCTCAATCGACAAAGTCACCGTGACTGCTCAAACACGCGCATTGAAGGCCGATTACAGCCTTGAACTTGCTCAGGATTTGAAAGCCGTTCATGGTTTGGATGCAGAAGCTGAATTGTCAAACATCTTGGCCGCTGAAATTCTGGCTGAAATCAACCGTGAAGTGGTTCGTACTATTAACGTCACTGCTCGTCCTGGTTCACAGGTTGGAACAACTACTCCTGGTCGTTTTGACTTGGACTCTGATTCCGATGGTCGTTGGTCTGTTGAGAAGTTCAAAGGTTTGATGTTCCACATCGAGCGTGAAGCTAACCGTATTGCCAAGTTGACTCGTCGTGGTAAAGCTAACCTGATCATCTGTTCATCTGATGTTGCTTCTGCTCTTCAAATGGCTGGTGTGTTGGATTACACTCCTGCTTTGAACAGCAACGCATTGAATGTTGATGACACTGGTAACACCTTCGCAGGTGTATTGAACGGTCGCTTCCGTGTTTACATTGACCCATACACCACAGGCAACTATATGACTGTTGGTTATAAAGGTTCAAGTGCATACGATGCTGGCTTGTTCTACTGCCCATACGTGCCACTGCAAATGGTTCGTGCGGTTGATCAAGACACCTTCCAGCCAAAAATTGGTTTCAAAACCCGTTACGGCATGGTCGCTAATCCATTCTCCAAGGGTGGTACTGCAAGTGATGGTGGCTTGGAAGAAGATTCCAATGTCTATTATCGCCGTAGTGTGATCGCAAATCTTCTGTAATTATTATAATAACAATCAGAAGTACTTTGAAAGGGCCTTCGGGCCCTTTCTTTTTGGTTGACATTAATACTCTAGTAGATTATAATAGTATTGAGTCTGTATAAATATAATGATTGATGAATGATTAAGGTTTAAATCGATGTCTGAAATTACCAATAAAAATATGTTATCACCTCTTGGATTTCAATTTGTAATTCAAAGATTATCCAACGTAAATTTCTTTGTTCAATCAGTAACGCTTCCTGGTATTACTGCCTCTACAATTGACCAACCATCCCCACTTCGTTCCATTCCAACTCCTGGTGATAAAATCGAATACAGTGAATTGGAAGTAGTTTTTAAAATTGATGAAGATATGAATAACTATATTGAGGTGTTCGAGTGGATTCGTGCATTAGGTTTTCCCGATTCAAACCAACAATATAAAGATTTGGCAGATCAACCAGCATATACAGGTGGCGGTATCTATTCAGATGCAACTCTCACCATTCTATCAAGTGCCATGAATCCAAATATTCGTATTGAGGTTCAAGACCTATTTCCAGTTTCATTAACACCTATTGAAATGTCTGCTATTAATACAGATGTTGAATACCTAGAGGCAACTGCTTCGTTTAGATTTTTAGGTTATACTTTTACAAAACTTTGATTTACATTTGATTTGGTTTTTGATATAATAGACTTAATCGTCTATAAGGTATTATGTTATGACACTTGAAGAAATATTTCAATTATGGGAAACAGACAGCAGTATTAATCCATCTGAATTGGGTAATGCTGCGCTTGAACTTGCAAAACTCCATCATAAATATTATTCAATATTCTCCCGTGAAAGATTGTTATTGAAGAAACTTGAAAGTGATATGAAGAGAATGAAACTTGATAAGCAAGAATTTTATGTCGATGGACCTACCGAAGAACAAATAGCTATGGGTTGGAAATTACCACCTAAAGGTCGTATTCTCAAGTCTGATGTTGCCGCATATCTTGATGCTGATGATGATATTATCAAATTGAATCTAAAAATTGCTTATCAACAAGAAAAGATACAAGCATTGGAATCCATTATTAAAATGTTACACAATCGTGGTTTCCATATTAAAAGCGCCATTGATTTTGAAAGGTTTAAAGTAGGTGCATAATCATTTAGTTATCCGAAAGGTCGATGAGGTTTACAATCAAATTGTAACCGATGATATGGGACTTGCTCAAGAGGTCTCAGACTTTTTTACGTTCGAAGTCCCAGGCGCGCGTTTCATGCCACAGGTGAAGTGGGGAGCATGGGACGGCAAGATTCGTCTATTGAATATGAAAACCCTAACATTGTATTCGGGTCTGATGCATCGACTTGAGGACTTTTGTCGGTCACGTAATTATACACTTGAATATGAATACGATAATTCTGCAAATAATTTTTCAGTAAAGGAAGCAGAGGAATTTTTAAAACAACAAAAGTTCACATTGAAGCCACGTGATTATCAGATCAATGCATTCGTTGATGCTGTTCGGTATGATCGTCAAATGTTTTTGTCACCAACTGCATCGGGTAAATCATTTATCATTTATATGATTATGCGTTGGTACGTTCGGCCGACACTGGTAATTGTACCTACAGTATCATTGGTCCACCAAATGTATTCTGACTTCGAAGAGTATGGTTTCAAGGCAGAAAAATACATTCATAAAATTTTTAGTGGTCAAGATAAAGATACAGATAAACCTATCGTGATCACTACATGGCAGTCCATATACAAACTACCAAAATCGTGGTATGATCAATTTGATGTGGTGATTGGTGATGAAGCGCATTTATTTAAAGCAAAATCACTCACATCGATTATGACAAAATTGGTGGATTGTAAGTATCGATTTGGTTTTACTGGTACACTTGATGATACACAATGTCATCAGTATGTATTGGAAGGGTTGTTTGGACCAGTGAATCGTGTTGCATCCACAAAAGATTTGATGGATGCAAAACATCTAGCTGAATTTAAGATTAAAGTTTTGTCATTGTCATACCCAGAGTCTGAACGTAAATTAGTTGCACCTATGTCGTATCATGATGAAATGAAATTCTTAGTTAATCACGCAGGACGTAATCGATTCCTTACAAACCTATCATTGTCACTTGAAGGGAATACACTTCTTTTGTTTCAATTTGTTGACACTCATGGCCGAGTATTGTATAATAGTATTAAAGATCAAGCGGGAGACCGTACGGTATTTTTCATTCACGGTGGTGTGAAAGGTGACGAACGAAATGAAATCCGTGGTATTGTAGAAAATGAAAAGAATGCTATTATTGTAGCATCGTACGGTACAACAAGTACTGGAGTGAATATTCGAAACTTGCATAATGTAATTTTTGCAAGTCCATCCAAATCGAAGATTCGTAATTTACAATCAATCGGTAGATCATTGCGTAAGTCAGATACAAAAACATCGGCAACACTATATGACGTTGCCGATGATTTGACACATAAGAAAAAGATGAATTTTACATTGAAACATTTACTTGAGCGTATCAGAATATATGATAATGAAAAGTTTCAGTATAAATTTTATAAGGTAGGTATTTAATGAGCAATATTGTAATGATATTACTTACAAATGGTGAAGAAGTTTTTGGTGAATTGCTTGGTGAAAATGATAAAGGCGTAGATTTGGACAATGTTTTACTTGCTCAGTATATAATGGCACAAGGTGTCCCCACCATCATTTTTAGAAAATATTGTACCTTTTCAAATAATTTTGATATATTTTTCAAACGTGAACACATTGTAGCTACATTCAAAGATTTACGAGAAGAAATAGTTCAATCATATTCTGCAACGTTGAACGCAACGTTGAATGCATATAAAGATTCAGATTTTTTGAGTACGGATGGCTTTATAGAATTTGATCCCGAATTTACCTCTTCGGATTCTGAGTTTGAGTTTGAAGAAGAACAATTCGATGATTCATCATATTACAAAAACAAAAAGAGAACTATACATTAATGGCTAACTATATAAACAATAAAGAGTTTTATCAGATGCTAGTCGATTATAAGGAACAGTGTAGACTTGCTGAAAAAAATGGTGAGCCTACTCCGAGAATACCTGAAAATATTGGTCATTGTTTTTATATGATTGCTACTCGTCTTGGAACCAAATGGAAGTTTTCTGGTTATACGTATCGTGAGGAAATGGTGAGTGACGCACTTGAAAACTGTGTCGTTGCGATTCATAATTTCAATCCTGAAAAATCAAAGAATCCATTTGCATATTTTACACAGATTATTTACTTTGCTTTTCTTCGTCGAATCGAAAAAGAGAAGAAGCAAACATTTGTCAAATATAAATCACTGGAACATTTTCTTGTCGATGCAAGTTTAAATGATGAAGATGCTGCAGCATATTCTAATTTTGATATTACAAACGATAAGATGAAACCTATACTAGAAAAATATGAAAGAAAACCTACAACCAAAAAAGCAAAAGACAAACGTGACGAAGGTATTACTAGATTTATAGAAGGTGTATAATGAAAATTGCTTTGATCACTGGTGCAACGGGTCAAGATGGATCTTATCTTGCAGAACTTCTTCTAGAAAAAGGATATGAAGTTCACGGAAT